AGTCGCCGTAACCAGTACCGCGATTGGATACAACGTCGCGGTACTTGATGGTGTTAGCGACCGAGATGAAGTGCTTCATGCTGGCCAGATTGCGCAGGTACTTCTGAGGCATGGCCAGCATACCGGTTTTGAACATGCTGGGGGTCACACCAGCGTTGGCGTTGTTGACCACGTTGGAAGTCATGCGCTTCAGGTAGCCATCTTGCAGAGCAAGGTAGGCATCGCCGGAACCGGTGTCCGCAGCCAGCGCCCACTCTTCCAGGTCGATAGCGGCGCGCTCGGCGATCAGGCGCATGATGTGCTGCTCCAGGCTCTGCCCTTCGATGTTGTCCTCAAGGACTTCGTACGGCAGACGCACCTCAGCGATGATCTCGCTGGTATTCAGCGTGATTTGGCTGGTGGTGGGCTTGGCGCGGTCGGCCTTCAGAACGTACCTGTCGTTGCTGCCGTCGTCGTTGGCGCTGCCGGTCTGACGGGCGGCGCGCAGGATACGACTGGCGAAGCCGATCTTGTTGACCTTCTTCTCAGGGGCACTCATGCGCTCAACGCGCACTTGTTTCAGGATGGTGGGTTCCTCGACGATCATGTCGATGAACATCTTGGATTCCTCGGGCTGGAGCATGCCGCCGTTGGCAGTCAGGTCGGCCAATGCAATATCGGCGCGCTTCAGCAGTTCTTGGTTGGAAGTAGACATGATGCTTTTCTCCTAAAAGTTCAAAAACGAAGGCTTGTTACGACTGCTGTCAACTGCTGCCGGTTTACCGACCAGCGCGGGTGGTGGCGGAGCGGCGAAACACACCCTGGAACGGGGCGGGTTTCGCCTGCTCAGAAGCATCGACGGTACCGCTGTCAACAACGTCGGAGCGAACAACGGTGGTAGCTTCCAACGCCGCGATGCGCGCATTACTGGCCGTAACCAAATCAACCAGTTCGGCAACGGAACGCTGTACCTGGGCCAACCCGGTATCTGCAGCGGGCGGGGCATCAGTAACGGCGGGGGCATCCGTGCGAGCTACCGTACCTTCAGTAGCGGGGGTCGGGGCGGCGGTGGGGAGGGCGGCACGAATGGCGGAGGTGATAATCTCTTCCAATTCGGAACGCTGCAGGGTTACGGTAGCCCCGGCATCGGCACTCGTCTGGGTGACCTCGGTGGTCGATTGCTGCTCACTCATTTCAAACTCCTTGTGTCGTTTCAGGTCACTACGAGATACCGCTACCACTTGCGTAGGGAGGGAGTCGATCAGGTTACCGACATACGCAGAAAACTGCGAAGTAGCCCGAGCAACCAAGTCCTTGCGCGAAGACAGAGGCAACTCACTGTAAAACAAGATGTTCCGCAACACAGACCCAAGCCGGTAAGTAGCCTCGTCAACTACATCGCAGAAAATAACGTCTGCCATGCTAGCGGCAAAGTCCAACTGCCCCCAGCCATAGTTGCCGTACGCGGTTTCGTTGATCGCGGTGGCGATGTTGAGTGGCACGTCTTGGACTTCCGCCCGGACAACCACCGCAACTACCCCGTCCACGATCTCGATACGCCGCATATCGGTGTCTTCCGGCAAGGAAGACCGTGAAACACGGAACACGGTGTCGAAATTCTCGACTGTATTTTTTGATAGGTCAACGAAATCGGTCTCCAAATACGAGCGGACCACAACTTCGTTGGCATATTTCTCTTTTTTGAACTCAAGTGCAACTACCTTGATGGCCGTCTTTTCAGTGGTGTCCGTGGCCGGTGCGGAGCGGATCACCGTGGCCTTGCAGGTTTCGCTCAGGGTAACACACATGGTGGGAGTATCTGCGGCGGGGGCGTCGCTACACTTCACCCGCTTACGCCCATCCTCCATCACCGACACCTCGTAGCCCTCCGGAATGCCGTAGGAGGCCAACACAGCGGAGATGTCCGCATCCTCACTCTCGGCGGTGAACTCAAAATAAAGAAGTGCGCCGCCGTCAGATCGTGCACGTTTGCGGCTGTTGCCTGCCTTACCAGTGGTGGCCATAACGGCTCCTTTCTCTTCATCAGTACGTAATACCTTGAACGCGACTTGGTTAGCCGGGAGGCCCGTCAGCGTCAAGAACTGGGGTTCGATCATCTGTGAAACCTCGACAGGCTTCTCAACTACATCGTCGTTCATTTCCCATCCTTTCCAAGAACCAGATTGAACCTATGTACGTGGCCTTCAGCCTCCTCCGTAACAGTATGCGTGCGTATAACATGCGCGTGCCCGTCAGTTTCAGTAGTGCCACCGGACACTGGGCGGTTTGACCCGTCCACCATTACCATGAACTCGTGCGTGTGTCCGTCGTACGGGTCTGGCTCAGTAACCCCTTGCCGCACCCCGTCGTCATTAGACTGCAAAATGGCACTGACAAACTGCACCAAGGCTTGGTAGGAGAACCCGTTGATCTTGCCGTCCAACACGTCCTGCCACATATCCGCGTCGGTAATGCGTACGCCTACCACCCACGCCCCCTCGATAAAGTCGGGGTCACCTGTGCGGGCCACAAAGGTTTCCACAACGTGTACGCGGTCGCTGACATCGACATTGTCATGCTCTACGTCAATCTTGAACCCGTATTCCATGAACATGTAGGCCGCTTGTCGTACGGCCTCCACCGTCCAGTAGTCACCAAACACGTTCGGGACATTGGGAACCAGCACTTCCGCGAAAGCGATCTGCTCCCACTTTCTGTCTTCCCTTGTTATAAGTCGCACGGTGCTGTCCATGGCTTACTCCTGCCCGTGCTCGGGTGCAGGGGGAACAACCTCCCCCTCATCCTCGACGTTGTTAATCTCTCCATCCTTTTGTGACTGCTCGTCCTGCGTATCTTCTGGCTTACCCTCCCGGCTCTTGAGAGCAAGCGCCAAGGGCATATCCATCCATTCCTCGTACCCATCTTCACCAACTTCAGGGTATAGCTCCCCTTCGATGCGCAGTACCGAGAATACCTCGATCTGCGCCTGCCTCGGGGTGAGGCCCCCCATCACATTGAGTGCCGTCAACGTCTTAACCAGCATCTCCGGGTTAGTGATAAGCGGGGCGCGACTGCGTAGCATTACCGTAGTCAGTCCAAGTCCTAGAGGGTTGTTCACAAGACGCTTGTTGTACCACTCGTCATAAACGCGGCGGAGGGGCGCGTATACCTGACTCTCCGCCACAAACATAGCCGTCTGCGCCGTAGCGTAATTGTGGTCCGCACTCTTGCCGATGTTGATCGGGGCCAAACGGAAGGACGACATCACTTTGCTCTGGTTCGCCTCGTCGTATTCCTTAAACAAACCATCGCTCTGCCGGGTGTCTGTAAGCTTGTCCACTTTGAGGGAAACGGACCCCTTATCCTCAAGACTCTCCCGCTCCGGTACCGCCTCAAGTAACAGAATCTGGTTCTGCCGCTCCTTGCCTACCCCTCGCGCCGTAAGCAGGGCTTTGAGTTGCCGGAAGGACTCGGCTGTCAGCCGCCCGCCCGCAACGGTCAACAACATCGGCGGAACAGTATTGTCCTCAAAGTACCGAAGGTTAACCTCCTCAGCTTCACGACTACCGAGAATAGACGGTAGCTGGTTGATCCAGCGTGGAACGCCGTAAACATCCTCCGACGACTGCTTGAAGTGGATGATTTCTGTCGCCTCATCAACAGGGGCTACTTTAGCCGTAGGCGTACCAAACTGACCAGTAGTGCGATTGAGAGAGCGTGGGTCACCGAACTCCTTAAAGTAGACTACTTTACCGCCGATCTGTTGCCGGTAGAGACGGAAAGTCTTGTACTCTGTGATCAAGGAAATACGAGGGCCGCGAACCACGTCATAGGACACCTCTACGGGCTCAGGGTTCTTGGGGCACAGGGACATGGTAAGCCCTGGCACATTGCGAAGGATAGCTACTCTGCCTTTACGATCCCGGATGACCTCGATGTAGGCGTGACCACGTCGCTCAAACGCCTCTACCACGCCTGCGTGTACGCTGGTCAAGGACTCGTCGTAATTCGCGCTATCCACGAAGGACTGCAGTATCTGCCGCTCACTTTCGTCTACCGTAATGTAGTTTGAAACGGGGACAACATCCCACCCGTTAAGCGCAATATTGGTTACGTACGCCGCCACACACTGCTTGGTGATGTTGCTCTTCTCGTAAATAGCGTCCAGGGTTAGTAGATCATAGGGAGCCTTTATGGGGGTCAACCCGCCCAACATGCCATTAGCGTAGTCAGGCTCCACCTGCCGGGAGGTATTCGACCGATGCTGCGTGGTGGTGATAGCGCGTACCCGTGTATTGATTTCTGAAAAGGAACTGCGCACACGACGTACGCGACGGGGCGCTACAGTTTTGGTGCTGACAGGTTTACTCATTCTGCGTCTCGCCTCTCGTATACGTACCCACGCGCCCGTAGCGCGCCATTGATGTGAACAGTTTCGCCGGTTGCACTTGAGTGCATATACAACTCAACTACCCAACCGCCGCGACCTTCACTGACGATGGTGATCTCACAAGGTACACCTACAACCATGTTTTTGACTTCATCACGCAAACGCCCTGCGTCTGTATCTGCTCTCACCTTGTAAGCATTAGGGGCATCGACACCATGCAACCGCGCACGGGTACGCTTATACAGCCCCGCCACCCCAAGGTCTACCAATAGGACGAAGTCATCGGCGGAGTGTACTTCCTCGACGATTACCTTATACCTTACTCCTGTGTCAATCATACACCGTCCCAAGCCTGCAAAAGGATACAGGGAGGCAGTGTAGCAGAAAAGCAAAACACGGAGCAGCAGCATTTCTATAGGCACAAAAAAAGGCCCCGTAGGGCCTACCACTGTCGCTGTGCCTATACGCCAAGATCAACTAGGTAGCCTTCTGGTAAATACACCCCGCGCAACTACCGTCCGTCTGTCGAAAGTCATGCCCGCATGGTATGGGTAACCATTTAGGGGTGTGCGCCCGATACACCCCCACTCTCAACGTGTTTCCGTTTTCTACGCGCTGCAGAAACGTGGTGCCCTCCTGTACTAGAAGTGGCACATCCAGGGTCTCTCGTGGGCGGTCCCGCCAACATCCATAAACGTGCCCAGGGCTAGGCGCTGAGACTTCCATCACGTTACTCCGCAGAATTCTTCTTGGCGTGTTTCTGGAATGGGTTTTTACCCTGTCGGAAAGGGTGTAGAGCGCAGTCCACCGCGTCACACGAAGTAACCTTCTTCGGCTGACACCCCATACACAGAACGCAAAAGGCCCGAATAGCACGAAGTGGGCTGGTGGCCCGCTCCCGGTATTTGCTCTCAATGCGCTCCTCGTTACTGGCAAACTCCACCTTCTCCACTACCGGGGAGGCTACTGCGCGCTGCCTACGCTTCCTGACCATAGCGATACCTATACCTTTCTTAAACGCTTCAACCATGCGGGACGCTGCACATACCTAACCAAAGCAACCGTCGCGCTACCGTCCAGATAGCCTGCATACATACGCCAACTACCGGATAAAGGACATTCTACCATCTTTATGAACGCCTTGTGTTCTGGGCCTACCCCTTGCGGTAAGGCATGCCCCACCGCGTCCACAAACGCCTCCGCAAACCGTATGTACGCTAGGTGCCTGCCACTAGAGAATACGACTACGGCCCCTGCTAGGGCCTCGTGCCTACTTCTGATAGGCTTGTTTGAGGAAGCAATCCCCCACTTGCTAAACTCGCGGGCATAGTATGTACGGCCTGCCGGCCACGCCCGGCGCTTACGCACCCCCATCATTTACCCCTGCAACCACGCGGACGGCGGATCGTAGTAAACACCACGTGGGGCGCTATCTAGCCGCCCGTCCAACAAACCCAAATACCCAGTGCTTTGCGCTTCGCTGGCTGCGTACTCCAGGCGCAAGGGTACACCTACATACAACGCCTTTTTCTGTGCCGCCCGCATAAGCGTCGGGTCTACGATGCGCCCTTTTTTGTCTACAGCCCACCCATGCGCTAGTAGCGCGGCCCCCTCCTCCACGTGGGCCGTTGCAAACAAACAGAACCCTTCGCAATAGACAAGCTCACTGGGGTACTGCGCCACCAAATAATACGCCGCGTCATAACACCTACCAGCCAGCAACTTAGGCGGTAGTGAGGACAGGTAAGTGTCCTCCGTACTAGCGTGCTCTGTGTACATCCGCCCATGTCTGCGGAGTAACGGTAGGGCTCGCGCAAATCGCTCGGCCTCCAGAATAGGGTTCGTGTACATCACTGCCCCTTCTCCAATATGGATAGTACGAAGGTTCTCAGTCCACGACTGGCTGTACCCACCTAGAGGCATACGCCCTCCAATACTGTAATAGACCCCGCGTCCCGCCCCCTGGCAAATGCCTTAACTAGCCCTGTGGCGACAGCGGCGTCAGCTACTTCGTCTGTAGATATGTAGGCCGGTGGCTTGAACTCAAGTGCAAATCCTTCCGCCCAATTATGCACATCCTTCCCCCCGGATTCAAACCCACGGATAACGCTGATACGTGGCGTATCTAAGGCGCGCAGTAGCGCCGCGTAGAATGCCCCGGCCCGGTCAAACACACCGCTGTCCTCTATGACCGTGGTGGGCATATTACGTGCACCTGACGCTACCCGACTACTGTAAAGAAAATCAGTAAGCAAAGAGAATTCCCCACAGCGTCTATGGTGAAGCTGTCTACGTCCGCCGCCGTGGTAGGTTGGGTAGCCGGCCCCGCGCCAGTCGTGCTCCAGAACTAGCCCTTCCGCCTCACGCCGCTTAGCATCCAACGACGTTGACTTACGAATATACTTAGGCTTCGCCCCGGAAACCCCCATATAGCGATTTTCGTAAAAGGCGCGTCTAGGCGTTTTCTCTGAAAGCTGTGTGGCTACACAGATACCCTCGCTTTCAGAATAGGTGATCATACGCGAGTAGGGAAACCGCTGGTCGATATCGTGGGCCAGTAGGATAGGTGGGTTCTCGACTACCCAGCTATGGGCAACAACATCCGCCGCTGCCCCTTTGTCCCACCGATGGTATGAGGGCTGCTTCGGGTCTTGGTAGCTCACGATCTTCTCGCTTAGCTCTGAGGAAATGTAGCCATACGTAATACTCAGTGGGCCATACTCCCACAGCATCGGCTCAAGTAGCGTCTCACATAGGTACTTCCCCTCGGCCAATTTTGTGCCGTCAGGGTCGTGAAACAGGTTTTTGTACCCTTTACGGTACACTGAGTCGCACCCCATGAAATCGCTTAGCAGGAAGTGCTCTGACAGTCGTATATCCTCCGGTACTACAGCGCCTCTATTTCGTGTTCTTGACATTCATAACTCCCAATGACGTTCCAGCATTGCCCAAGCCGCACCTTGCACTATACTCGGGTACCGCCCGGTTAGCCCGTAGCCCGTACCTGCTAGCAGGTCGGAGCGCATAACCAAGTGCTTATGCGGGTGCACCCCGGTTCGCCACCCAGCTAAAACCTTCTGGCATAGTTTGTCAAAGACGTGGTCAGTGATCAGGCTACGATTTAGCTCGTAGTACAGGTAACTTGTAATCAAGTACAACTGTAGTGCTTGCCCCCAGGATAACTTCTCTAGGTCTACGATGTATCTCGTTTTTTCTATTGTGGGCGCTGGGGCTACTACACGAGTTCTACGAACCCTCCCACTCGTTGACGTGCTTGTGCCCCCGCGAACCCTCCGAATCCTCGTCGTCATCAACAACCCCCACATCCTCTAGTGTCTTGACCGCGTAGTCAAAATCCACCATCTCTCCGCGCAACAAAGAAGCTAGCTCTGCGGATTTCTTCGCCGACTCCCACACGGGCTGTTCGACTTTCGCTAGCAAAGCCAAAGCGCATTGACAAAAATTATGCAACTTGGCCAAGTCTAACTCATCCACCTCCCCCGCCTCAATGCTCCGCAAAACTTTTACTACGCCACGGCGTATACCCATACGCCTTTCCGCCCATTCGGCACGACGTTGATGTAGGGTAGCTGGTTTCATAATGGTGTCCACCCCGGCCCTATCGGCGCGTCATACGGCCATGCGTCCAGGCAAGGGCCGCAATGAACACCATGTACGTCTTCGTCAGAATGCTTGCAGCGTAAGCACATCAGTTCATCATTAGCTTCTGTGTCAACTCTGCTGTAATCACATACCGGGCATACCAATGTGGCGGTCATCGAACCAAGGATAGCGCAGGTAACGCAATGCTCATTGCTCATAGTCTTACCTTTTTAACGGCCAACCCATACGTCTGCACGTAAGTGCAAAAATGCCCCTGGTCTGTGCTGGAGGAGGACACAGGCGTTAACCCCTCGATACGAGGACATCGAAGTTGTGGTGACGCCTGTACCCCATGCAGCATATAACCAAAGCTTACTGAGGCTAGAGAAGTGATTAAGAGTAGCGCAACTACCAACAATGAATCCTGGGTATTACGCCGCGTAATCAGTGCCGACCTAACCATTCTACCCCCTACCTAGGTTCAATCCGCGCCCGGCCCCTCGGCTGGGCGATGCACGCCCAACGTCTCTAGCCCGCGAGACGGCCTACGAGGAAGTTTAAGCCCCAAGGTATAGTAGTCTGTGCACTTGGCGTACCCATCTAGCCACAAGGCCGCCTCCTCAAAGGTAGCAAAGGTTACAAGCCGGATATCCTCCGCCCAAACGCCATCCGGTAACGTGTAAAGCTCAATACCACCATTACGCCCGTAAGCAAAACGGAACCCAAGACGCCCAGCTAATTCTTCGGCATCCCGCGCCCTATGGTAGCCATTCCAGTCTGTCATATCACACTCCAGAGTAAACGTCACAGTTAAAAACGCAGCCTGTCGTTGAAGTGGTCGTGCTCGACCTGCCTCATTTCCTCTTGCACACGCTCCATCGCTTTTACAACATCGTCCATCTCAGCCTTCACGTCGTCCATGTTCGTGCAATTACGCCGGTCTGGGTGGTAATTGAGCCACCCAAACCGCTCCACCTTGCACAACGCCTGTTGCAACTCCGCACACTCCTCGATCAACCGCGTCAACGGGCTACCGACATTTGCGTACTTTGGGTGACCCATACCGCCTCCTAGTCTAAGTACCCCACGTCGTTGAACAATACCGGCCAGCGTGCCCGAAACTCTTTGAGGATAGGCCGCATGGTAGCAACCATATCCGGGTGGGCATCTCGATGCGTCCTAACGGCGAAGATATGTCGCCACTCTCTGGGGTTCGCCGTTATGACGATCTCTGCTTTGAGACTATTCGGCAAAACAGAACGGGCCTGCTGTGCACTGGCCCCCAACTCAACCATCTCCAAATACTGCTCTTCCGCAATCTCCATTGCACGCGCCCAGCAATCATACTGCCGCTGTGTAAGAACAGACTGCGGCGCAACGACTGTGATCTCGTTACCAAACTTCCCTTTTGCGTAGTTACAGTACCGGCTACTTTCCTGAGAGAAGCTGGCAAGTCTGTGACGAACAAGCTCATGGGTAACGCCTCGGTCACAGAGGATACGCACCGTAACTGTGCCGTGCTCAAGAACAGAGTTGCCACACCACACGGGTGTACCACCTCTCCGCACATAAAGCGTGCCGTGCGGAACCTGTGCACAGTAAACCTTACCGCTGTAGTATTCCCACGAAGTCTGAGGCTTCGCGGTTTTGCACTTGTTTACCTCTGGTAGCAGACTACGTTGCAAAATCGTGACGGTGTATAACCGTTTTGGCTTGGCACGCAGGCTGTTGGGTTTGGGCTGACGAGACCTGATAGTAGCCGCTATTCCAATATGCAGACATAACTGCTGCACCTGATCCGCCAGCTTAGGGCTTACCGTAGACAAACTCGTGCTCGTCTTACCGCGATGTCCGTCCGCCTCCAGTAAACCGTCTAGCAGCCAATCCAATTCTTGGCTGCGCCAACTCAGGATTACCCCGTGCGGAATCTGCCTAGCGCCGTTGGACACCGTATCCTCAAACAGCTTACGGCACCCGTCAGGGATTGGTACGCTTCTTGTACCGTTCGCGCCGACCAGCACTTCACAATCAAGTTCATCGGCAATAGCGTCAAGCCACTCGATTTTGCGTGGCTTACGCAAGTTAAAGTACACCCGCTTGCCTTGTACCCAGCCATCGCCGATTGTGAATCCCAGTAGCCTTATAGCACTAGGACTTAGGCCACTATGCCCGCCCCTCCACCTGCCAACCTTTGTGTAAGCATGGGACTTGGCACCAAGTTCTTCCGCAGTGACAAATTCGTAGTTTTCTCTGGCTCTTCCTGACTTCGTCGAAGTTTTACACACGTACATACGGTGATTTGGCGTAACCAGCAAGTCAACGCCTGCGGCGTCAACCCTGTACATCAGCCCACTGTGATCCCCCTCGTAGGTGCTTAACGGCTTGTGGTATTCGATATTGCCACGGGCATCCAATGTTGCAAAGAAGTCGTCCATGGAAACTGCGCTCCACGACTTCCACCCGTCAGCAGTTAAAACGTCAGTATCAGCGGAATAGCACTCATGTTTGAAGTTCTTGATCTTCTCGATGAATGGGTCTGCGCTGCCGTCACAAATCTTGTCCTCGCTCTTGTAGCAGGTACGACCACCAATCTCAATAGTGGTCGTAAGGTTAGAGTGGTCAATAATCTCAAAGCTAGGTTGTACGATTTTCATATACGCCTTTCCCCATCATGGTCTACTATAGAAGTACCGCCACCTACAACCATCTGTACCGCCGCGTGGCACGTATCGCACAGGAAAAAGCGACGATCCGCTGCAAAAGCTACATACAAATGCCGGTGCACCCGCCTGCGTACGCCCCCTCTGTCTTCTACCTCCAACGTCTTGCGCTGCTCCTTCACGTGGTACTCACATTGTTGGTTGTCACAAAAGTAATCCATGTCTCACTCCAGATTGCGTATTACACCGACGTTCCGCATAGTAGGCGGATACACACCCATCGCCACGGAGCGCCCACCCATCCCGCCTGCGTACTGCCTTCCTACCACAACGTGGGCACCTAGGCGCGTTCCATTTCTTCTTCACCTGAGTACCAAGCATCTCGCCCCCTATCAATGCCCCTTACCGCACTACCTAGCGTTAGGCCCAAAACGATATGAAGAAATATCCTGCGCCCGCTCCTTCTTCATATCTTCGATCAACCACGTCAAATACGTTAGTGATTTTTCCAAGTCCTCCAACTCATTCTTACCCCAACAGCGAGTAAGGTACTCCCACGCCCGGCTCCAGCAATCGACTTGGTAGTACGAGGGCTTACGAGTACCTAGCGGGAGGGCGGAAAGTTTATCCAGAATAGCCTTGCGTACGTCGATGACCTGCACCCCCGGCAAAAGCTGGTAATGACTGGGGGCGTTTACGGGGTCGTGCGGCTGCTCAGGGGGCATCGCTATCTCCAAAAGTGAACTTGAGTGCAAAACTAGCGCAACGGGCGCTTTAGTAGCACACGTAAAGCTACGTGTAGGGGGACTTGTTGCTCCTTCATGTAGCGCAGGGCGTGGTGGAATCCTCCAGACCGTTGTAGTGCCAGCCCAAAATTGACCACGGAACGTAGCCTCCAGTCCTTCCTACTATCCCTCCGGGGTAGCAGGTTGGTGCTTGGGGTGCCAAAAGGCCGTGGAAAACGGGTAAGAAGTAGCCCAATATTGGTGTCGGGTAGCATAAAATCCCCCTAAATTCTGTCAAAAATCTGTGAAAAGTACGTGAAAATAGGTGAAAAACGTCAAAAAATACACAAAAAACGTGCAAAAAATGCAAAAAAGCGGGTATTTACGTGCAGTGTCTCTTAGCATCCAACTTTCCCACAAAATTACGGGGACGACGACCCGCAAAAGGTACAGCAATACCCATGTACCACTGGCCCACCGCAACCACTACAGACGTATATCATTGGAGTGTAGCCCCTGGCTAGCGCGTTTGCCATCTCCTCCCAGTCCTTGCTGTATGGCTTAGGCATATTGGCCTTGGCCATTTCCTTGCCGTTCTTCTTGCTATCACGCGGCATCGCTGTCCTCTTTGCC